CTGACGGTGCAAGTACGTTTGACCCTGCTATTGACGATGTTACCACTGACACAGCTAGTAGGGACGCTTCTAAAGCTGACTTAACTGCACTTGAAGCAGATGTAACTTCAATCAAGACTAACACTGGACTAATACCAGCTTTACTGTAGCACACCACTCGTAGGGACACACACACACTGAAAGCGTAGTTTAATGCAAATCAAAAGACTAGTAAATGATAAGATACTCTGGGACTCCTTCTTAGAAGAAGTAGATACACGTATTGTATTCGCTCAGAAGCAACTAGAGCAGCGGATTGAACCTGCTGAACTACACCGCATACAAGGTGAAATCAAAGCATTACGTAGCCTTAAACAGCTGCGTGATAAAGTCAATGGCGCTAGAACGGAGATGATCTAAATGGATAAGATGATGGAAGAAGGTGGCTTAGCCACAGACGGTATGGACATTGATCCTATCTCGGGTAATGATATCCCTGTAGGTTCTAATGCTGTAGATGTACGGGATGACGTAGATGTCAAACTGTCTGAAGGTGAGTACGTTGTACCCGCTGATGTAGTTAAGTACCTCGGTGTAGCAACCCTTGAGAAGATGGTGAACAAAGCCAAAGACGGTCTTGAGGAAATGGGTGCGAATGGGCGTATCGGTGGTGAGCCTGTTGCGACCCCTGAGGCTAAAGAGGAGCTTCTAGAGCACACCCTTTCGTCTGACTTGGATACACTTGATGGTTACGCAGCTGGCGGTCTTGTACCGGGTACTGACATTAACGGTATTATTGACCGTGTTAAAGGTGCTGCAGCTAAGGACCCATCTATTGTAAACATGCTGAAAGCTAAGGGTATCTTCATTCAAGATGCAGGCCCACAGGCTAAACCAGCTGCTGTAAAAGGTATGGCAGAAGGTGGTGTAGTGAAGGATGGTACCTACCGTAGTTCCTTCGATCCTGCTCAGTACCAAATGGGTTTCTCGTACACAGGTAGCCCCCAGACAGGCCAAGAAGCTGCAGAACAACAAACAGGAAGTTCTACTGTAAACGTGCCTGCTGTTGATTATGAAACACAAGCAACTAAGCCTGTGGAGCCTGATGGTGGAGGGGCTGCTGACCAAGGGGTAGCGTCTACTACAGCAGCTAGTCAAGGAGACGCTGGCGGTGGTAGTAAGGGTTGGATGGGTGGCTTCGACTATGGAGACCCTGACGCACTTGCTGAGGCGACTATGTCTACCATGAGTGAGGATGGTAAGTCCCTTGGTCAACAGGCTCTCGGTTATGCAGGTCAGATCTTCGGTGGCCCGCTAGGGGCTTTAGGTGTAAATGTAGTTGGTAAGGCTTTGGCGGGTTCGACCTACTCAAATGCTATGGCTAACTCAGCTGCTCTCGCTGCGCAAGGCCACACAGCTCAAGCTACCGCTATTGCGGAGGCTGCTAAAAGCTTTGCTAAAGATAACAACTTGAATACGAATGGACTGTTTACATCTGGCCTCGCTAACAAGACTGCACAGGCTATTGAAGCTATCTCACAAAACGGTACGGCCCCTAAGGGAGCTCAGGCAACGTCTACAAGAGGTACAACCGCAGCTGCTACCTCTACAGGTCGTACAAGCAGTACAAGTGGTACAAGCAGCACAGGTCGTACAGGCCGTAGCGCTGAGGATTACCGTGGACTGGGTACCAACGTTGGTGATAGGGTCGCTTCGCAGATGGAAGAATCTGCTCGTACAGGTAAGTCTATTGCTGAGATGAACGCACCAGGCCCTGAAGGTTACTCAGGCGGCTACGGAGCTGGCACTGCAGGTCAAGCCTCCGGTGGTGCTGCACAAGGCGGTACAGGTAGTGTCGGCCCTAGTGGTAACGACGGTAGAGGCAGTGGTGTAAGTGGTACAAGTGATGGTGCCGCTGGTGCTGCCACAGGTGGCCAAGGTGACCAAGGTAGAGGCTCCGGCTGGGGTGGTATGGCTAAAGGTGGTCTCGTTGCACCTCGTCCCTCCAAGAAGAAGATGGAAAAGAAACCAACTGTTAAGAAAGGTCTGGGCCGTAAATAGGCCCTTACTACCTACTCCTACATAATTAACTAAGGCCACTCAGCATAAGCTGACCCCAACATAAAGGAACACACAATGGCTAAAGACATCGTTAAAGAAGTAAAGACTAATGAGGCTATGATGGCCCGTGGAAGCAACTACGCAACTAAACAAGCTCGTATTGATAAGGATGAAGCGGAACTAGCAGCCTTGATGGCGTCTCAGAACGGCGTAGAGGCCCCTGAGGAGGCCGAGGATGAGTCTGAGGTACCTGAGGCACCTAAAGAGGTTAAAGAGCCTGTAGCGGACGCTCCTGAGGGTGATGAGTCTGACGAAGACGACGAGAAGCTTAGCCGTGAGGAGAAGTCCTTTAAGAAACGGTACGGTGATCTACGTCGACATATGGCTGAGAAGGAAAAGGAATGGAAAGAGAAGCTTGAAACTGCTAAGTCCGACACCTCTGTCCGTCCACCTAAGTCAGACGAAGACATCGAAGCTTGGGCCAGTAAACACCCAGACGTAGCTGCTATTGTGGAAACTATCGCTGAGAAGAAGGCTGCTGAGCGTTTTGCTGATGCTAATGAACGGTTCAAGGAGCTAGACGACGCTAAGTACGAAGCTACCCGTACCCGGGCTGAAACAGAGATTCGTAAGGCACACTCTGACTTCGATGATCTCCGTGAGGCAGACGCGTTCCACGACTGGGTTGATGAACAACCTAAGTGGGTACGGGATGCTCTCTATGAGAACTCAGACGATGCTGGTAGTGTTATCCGTGTCCTTGACCTATATAAGGTCGATAATGGCCTTACCCCTTCCGCTAAGAAGGCACAAGCCAAGGATGCTGCTAAGACAGTAGCTAAGAAGTCCCGTACTGTAGTTGATACAGACGAGGCAGGTTCTTATCTCAAGGAATCAGCTATCGCTAAGATGAGTGATAAGGAGTTTGAGAATCGTTACGATGAAATCCAAGAAGCAATGGCCTCCGGTAAGTTTGTCTACGACATCTCTGGCCGTGCTCGCTAATATCATTATACTCAATTAAACCTTGACACTTAAGGATGAGTATGATATAACTGTATATGTTTAACGGCCCCTCGGATACCCGTGAACATATACAGTAGCCCCTAACGGGGTCGACTACTGAACACTAATAATCTCTAAGACTTACCTGATTAAGTACAGGCCCTGGAGGGACTAGCTGGCAAGCTACCCTGAAAGCACCCTAGAAACCTATCAGCCTCTTATCCCGATTGTTTAGGTTCTCTTAACTGGGACACCACTACGTCCTACTTTATCAAGCCAAACATCTAAAAGGATATATACAATGGCTTTCCAAGCAGCTGCCGGTCACGGCAACCTCCCAAACGGTAACTTCTCTTCAGTAATCTACTCGAAGAAAGTCCAACTTGCTTTCCGTAAGAAGGCAATCTGTAACGACATCACTAACTCTGACTACTTCGGTGAGATCAGTGCACAAGGTGATACAGTTAAGATCATCAAAGAACCTGAAATCTCGGTATCGAGCTACGCTCGTGGTACACAGATCTCTGCTCAAGATCTTGACGACGAAGACTTCTCGCTTGTTATCGACAAAGCTAACTACTTTGCTTTCAAGATTGACGATATCGAAGAAGCACACAGCCACGTTAACTTCATGGACCTTGCAACCAACCGTGCGGCATACCGCTTGGCTGACCAGCTTGACCAAGAAGTTCTTGGGTACCTTTCCGGTTACAAACAGTCTGCTCTGCACGCTGCTGGTGACACTGTAAATGACCAAGTAAACGGTACTGTTGCTATCCCTACTGCTGGTACAGATGAATTGCTGACTTCGATGAAGCTCCGCAAAGACTCGTTCGGTAACATCACAACAGTTTCTGCTGCAGATCACTCGATCCCAGTTGCTGCTCGTCTCCCAGGTGCAACTGCCCTGCCGACAGCGTATGCTTCCCCTGTTATGTTGATCAACCGTATGGGTCGTCTGCTTGACCAACAGAACGTTGACAAAGATGGCCGCTGGATCGTAATTGACCCAGTTCTGCTTGAAGTACTCATGGACGAAGACAGCCGCTTCCTGAACGCTGACTTCGGTGACTCCGGTGCCCTGCGCAACGGTCTGGTCATGAACAAGTGGAACGGCTTCCGCGTCTATGTCTCGAACAACCTGCCAAGCGTAGGTAGTGGTGCTGCTACTACAGGTACAACTAACCAGAACACTGACTACGGTGTTATTGTTGGTGGACATGACTCTGCTGTTGCAACTGCTGAGCAGATCAACAAGACAGAGACATACCGTGACCCAGACAGCTTTGCTGACATCGTTCGTGGTATGCACCTCTATGGCCGTAAGATTCTGCGTCCAGAAGCTCTGGTAACAGCTAAGTACAACCTTGCTTGATAGTTAAAGGACTGTAACATGATCAAAGGACTTCCCTCAGACCACCCATCCTACACTAACCGTGTATGTAAGTCCTGTGGGGAGTTCAAGAAGGCCGATCAATTCGGCGTACACAAGCATAAGGCATGTTACGGTGGGTACCAAGCACAGACTAATTGTCTGTCCTGTGAGAAAGACAGGAAGCTACGTAGCCACCTAAAGCACACCTACAACCTTGAGTACGGCGATTACCTTCAGATGGTTTCTGAGCAGGGTAACAAGTGTTATCTTTGTGATGAGGAACCATCAGATGTGTACGGACGTTTGGTAGTTGATCACTGCCATGTAACAGGTGACGTAAGGAAGCTGTTATGTCGGGTGTGCAACGTACACCTAAGTCGCATCGAAAGTAAGCCTGATTACCTTGCTCGTGTTACATCTTACTTAACTAAGCAAGCCTAACTTGGCATAAGACAGTGGGTACCCTAGGTAACTGGGGTACCTCCTTTTGCTAGTCATACATCTTGAAAGGATTCTTAAATGGCTCTCTCCACTTCCCTGACGTCTAAGGCCTATATGGTCGAAAAGACGATTAACCTTGGTACCGCTACTGGTACCGTTGTAGGTCCAGCCGTTGGCGCTGGTACTCTTGTTCTTGCTGCTGGTGTAGAAGTCATCACAGCAGTAGAAGATATCACTACATTCACTGTTGCTGTATCTGATGCTACAACTACCTTCATGGCTGCTACTAGCGTTGACGCTGCAGCTGCTGGTACAATGGTATTCGGTACACAGACACTTGGTATCTCTGCTGATGCAGATACTATTGACGCTGTTACAGTTATCTCTGGCACAACTGCTGGTGCTACTGCTCGTGTATGGGCTATCGTCGTAGACGTAAACGAAGCAACTAAAGATGCTGCTGAAGTAGACCGCGATCAACTCGCATAAGACTATCTAGGGGCCCCTTCGGGGGCCTCTATCCCACTTATTATCAATACCCTCTAAGGAGGTTATTCATTATAGGATTAGGAGACGTTAATGTCCACATACGTAACACTCGTCAATCAGCTCCTAAGACGCCTTAATGAGGTGGCTCTTGATGCAGCTGGTGATGGTTTCACAACAGTAAAAGGAGTTCAGGCTTTAGCTAAGGACTCTATCAACAGCTCTATTCGCCGTATCTTACAAAATGGGCACGAGTTTCCATTTCTTAAGACAACGTACACACATACACTAACAGCTCTCCAGCGTGAATATAGCTTCCCTTCTGACTTCTCAACTGTTGACTGGGATTCTTTCTTTCTTAAGGTTCACACCACTGAGGGCAATGAGCCTCGCTTGCTTAAGCCTATTGCTTACGAAGAGTACCTAAGCTCATACCGGGTTTCGGATGAAACAAACACAACTGGTGATTCCCCAATCCTGGTGTACCAGACCTACGAAGAGAAGTTTGGTGTATCTCCTCCACCTAATACAGACTATCAAATAGAGTACGTGTACTTCGCGTACCCTAACGATCTGACAGCGTATAACGATGTAGCTATTATTCCTTCTCGGTTTGATCACATCATTGTCGATGGTGCTATGATGTACCTGATGCGCTTCCGTAGTAATGACGCCCAATCCCAGATTCACCAAGCCAACTTCGAGAATGGTATCAAGTCTATGCGTAACCTCCTGCTAGATGATAAGCTTCGTGTACGTTCTACTGTTATCGAGAGATCAAACTTACCCCGAGGCTTCTCAGGTGTAGCTAATGCCTGATAATCTAAGATCCTTTAAGGTATCATGTAAGGGTGGCCTAAACACTGGCCGTGACCTTCTCTCTCAAGGGGAGGTTAAGCCTGGTTCAGCTATTGCTATGATTAACTACGAGCCAGCCCTAACGGGTGGGTACCGTCGTATTAGTGGCTTTTTGAACACCTACGGGACCGTCCCCGGCACAGGTGCTGTACTAGGTGTAGCTGTAGCCAACGGTATCAACAGCGGTATCTTGGCGTGTCGTACACCGTCAGCAGGTACTGACTACTTACACTACTGGGATGGGGCTGCTTGGCAAGCTGTAACCACAGCGGGCTCTCCGACAATGACAGGTGTTACTAAGGTTCGTTTCACACGGTTTAACTTTGGAACTCCTAAAGTTATCCTGACGGACGGTGTTAATCCAGCTTCCACCTATGATGGAACAACTTATACTCAGATCGCACATGTACAAGCCCCTTCAAGCCCTCGGCTAAGCATCGAGTTTAAGAACCACATCCTACTCGCAGGTGACCCTACTGAGGATACCAACGTTTACTTCAGTGCTCCTTACGATCCTACTGACTTTGCTTCAGGTAATGGAGCTGGTGTTATAAACGTTGGCTTCCCTGTAGTAGCTATGAAGCCTTTCCGGGATGCTCTGTACATCTTTGGTATCAACAACATCCGTAAGCTAACAGGACTTGATGCTTCTGACTTTAAGATAGAAGTCGTTACAGATAATCTAGGTTGCTTGGCTACTGACAGTGTTATGGAAGTAGGGGGTGACCTACTCTTCTTATCACAGGATGGCCTTCGCCCAGTAACAGGGACCGACCGTATCGGTGACGTTAACTTGGAGACAGTCTCTAAGGATATCCAGTCTATCATTACAGGTGTAGTTCTTAGGTTGGACCTTGATGCTCTAAACTCTGTAGTAGTGCGCTCTAAGTCTCAGTTTAGACTTCTCTTTGGCGCAGCTGACAGTCAAGGGATTATAGGTGCTCTTAGACCAGGTGAGTCTGGTATTGAGTATGAGTACGGTCAGCTACTCGGTATTGAGGCTACCTGCGCCTCGAGTGGATACATCGGTCAGACTGAGTTTGTAATACACGGGGATTCAGCAGGGCTTGTACATAAGCAAGAGGTTGGTACATCCTTCAATGGGGAACCTATCTTTAGTGCATTCCAAACACCATTCTTCCACATGGAAGACCCTGAGGTGCGTAAAGTTGTATACAGCATTTCAACATACTTACGTTCAGAGGGGACTAGTGATATTGTACTTGGCGTTGAGTACGACTACCAGACCCCTGACGTGCTAAGCCCTACTGACTACAATCTACCTATTGAGGGTGTAGCAGCTTATTACGGTGAAGCACTGTACGATTCTACAGCCATCTTTGACGGCAACCCTTCCCCAGTGTTTAGAACAAACGTAACGGGGTCAGGTAAATCAGTATCTCTAAGGTACGTGACTAACGGAATAGAGGCATCCCATACTATCCAAGGGGTTGTCATAACATACGGACTAGGAGATAGACTCTAAATGGCAGGTTATACCAGACAGTCAGTCGCTGACATCATCGCTAGTGCAGTTATTCGGGCTGCGCCAGTTAATGCTGAATTTAATGCAGTGCGGGATGCTTTTGCACAGGCCACAGGTCACACTCATGACGGCTCAGCCTCTGAGGGAGCTTACGTTCCTCTTATCTCAGACACAAGTGCTTTTAATAAAGTAGTAGTTGACTCCACAAACAACCGCATTAGCTTCTATAGTGATGTATCATCCGTAGCAGTTGAGCAAGTGCGTATCGAAGACGGTGTCTTTGTTCCTGTCACAGATAACGATGTGGACCTTGGATCAGCTTCTGCTGAGTTTAAGGACTTGTACTTAGATGGTATTGGTTACATTGATACTCTAGCTGTGCACGAGAATGCTACAGTAGCAGGTACTCTAGCTGTAACTGGCCTCTCTACTCTTGCTAGTGTTGATATTGATGCAGGTACAATTGATGGTACGGCCATTGGTTCTACTACTCCAGCTGCAGGTGCCTTTACAACACTATCGTCTACGACAGGCATCGCCTCCAACCTTATACCTTCAATTGACTCCACATACACACTTGGTGACGCGTCTAACTACTGGTCTTCAGCACATATAGATGCTATTACAACTACAGGTAACGTGACAGTAGGTGGTGCCCTCTCCGTAACTGGGACAGCTGACTTCACTAACACAACCCTAAACAACGTGAGTGACCCTACCACAGCCCAACAAGCGGCTACTAAGGCCTACGTTGACG